CCTGGCCCTGTCCATCGGGCACATGGGCCGCGTGCTCACTCAGGTGTGGCCGCGCATCTACGATCAAGCGCAGATCGTCCGCATCTTGGGCGAGGACGACCAAAGCAAGTTCGTTCGCGTTCAGCCCGACATGCCGCAGGGCTACGCAAAGGGCGAAGAAAACGGGCAAGAGGTCATTTACATCAACCCCGGCGCTGGGCGGTTCGACGCTCGCGCTGTTGTTGGGCCAGCCTACGCAACCCGTCAGACCGAAGCCGCTGCGGAAATCTCTGAGCTGGTCAACGGCAATCCGCAGATGCTCGCGCTGCTGGGTGACGTGTGGGTGAAGATGCGCAACTTCCCCGAGGCCGACAAGATCAGTAAGCGGTTCAAAGCCATGCTGCCGCCGCAAGCGCAAGAGGCTGAGAAAGAGGAACAGCAGGACATTCCGCCCGAAGTTCAGCAGGCGCTGCAAGGTGCAGCACAAGAGATTCAGGCGCTGCGCGACGCGCTGCAGCAAGCCCAGCAGGCCATGCAAGGCGACCAAGCCAAGGCGCAGCAGGCCATGCAGATTGAAGCCTTCAGGCGCGACACTGCCCTGATGCTGCAAGCGGCGAAGGACGAAAGTGCGCAAGACCGCGAAGAACTCAAGGGCGTCATTGAACTGCTGAAGCAGCAGATCATGCCGCCGCCCCAACTCGCAGCCGCTACCGCAGAGGATTTGCAGCAATGATCGTTGCCGGGAATCAGACAATATCCCCGCTTGCAAACGGCGCGACGTTTACAGGTGTGGCTGCATACGTTGGCGATCGTGCCAGTGTGAGTATCGCTCTGCGGGCAGATCAGCGATGCGCCGCCTACATGGAGTTTTCGCCAGACACAGAGAACTGGGATTCTTCTCTGATGTACCGGGTCGAGGCGAACGTGAACGAAGTTCACCGCCTGACGGTAACCCGGGCTTACTTTCGGGTCCGGGTAGTCAACGACTCCGGGGCAGACCAAACGGTTTTGCGGGTGCAGACGCTTGCGGGCGAAGTCAGTCATCTATCTTCTCCGCTGAATTCGTCAATTCAAGCGGATGCCGATGCTGCGGTTTCCCGTACGTTTGGCGAAGAATTCATGGCGGCGCGGGGCCTCCTGAGTGATGTGCAAATTATCAACAAGTTTGGGCGTAATTCCGACGTTGATACTGGCACGGTTCCAGAAGATGTGTGGAACGGTGGCTCTACCTACGCAGGCTTTCCGACTGGTGCGCCCGAAGAATTCCAAGTTTTCAGCAGTAGCGCTTCAGATGTTGGTGTTTTGACGTTTACTTACCTGGCTAGTGACACATCAACGGCGTACAGCACCGGGACAGTGACGCTTAACGGCACAACGCCTGTTAACACGGGCGTCACTGGCTACCGGATGCACGCGGCTAACTATTCGTCGGGATCGGCTACCACATTCAACGTGGGCACGATCACGCTGCGCCACCGCACGACAACGGCTAATGTGTTTTGTGTCATGCCAGTCGGGCGCAGCCAAACGAATATCTGCGCCTATACCGTACCGGCAGGCAGCACTGCCTACATTCGAAGACTTTTTTGCCGCATGATCGGCTCGGCAACGGGGCAGGTCGATGGTTCGGTTTGGGTGCGAACGCTGAATGGCTCCCCGCGACTGCGGCGCCCGTTTACAGCTGGCACGAGCGCGCCATTTGAAGAATACCCGTATGGCGGGCTTGTCATCCAGGCTGGCGCAGACATTACCGTAAGAATTTCAAGCGCCAGCGCGAACAACTTGGACATCATTGCGGGGTTTGACATCGTGCTTGTGAAAGACTGATTTTCCTTTCACATAGATAGGCCCGCCCTGGCAACTCGGCGGGCTTTTTTGCGTCTTGGGCCGCTTGCCCATGTCTCATTGATCCATCAATGACCACTGAAACCACAGTCTCGCCTGGCGAAGAGACTCAAAACCCTGCGCCTGAAGTCACCGCGACAGATACCCCGGAAGTAGCGGCACCGGAAAACGATGAGGCAGCAGAGCGCGACGAACCCGCAAAGGTTTTGAAGCGCATGGAGCGCCGCATTGATCGACTCACAGCAGCAAGGTATCAGGCAGAGGCCCGCGCAGAGCAGGCAGCTTCCGAGGCCGCGCAGTTGCGAGCCAGGTTCACCCAAGAACAACCGCAGCAGGAACACGCGGACCCGGTAGCCATTGCCCGCGAGATCGCTCAAGTCGAGCGCGTCACCGAGAAGGCAAACGGCATTGCCGCAGATGGCAAAGATCGTTTCGGCGACTCCTTCGGGAAGTCTGTCCAAGCGGTTGCCGCAGAGGTTGGCGCACTGTTCGAGAAGAACGGCAAGCCCACTTCTATCGGTGAAGCCATCTTGTCAGCAGACGACCCGGCAGCGTTGATTCACCACATCGGGAGCAATCCCGACATCGCGGCTGATCTGGCAGACCTGACGCCAATTCAACAAGCCCGGAAGCTGGCCCGCATCGAGATCGAGATGGGCAAGCCTCGGGAAGTCAAGCAAACCACGGCACCAAAGCCCATCACCCCGGCCCGCGCAGTAGCGCGAGACACCGGGGCGCTGTCGAATGATTTGCCCATGGATGAATGGGCGAAGCGTTTTTATCAGCAGATGAGCCGGCGCTAAACCATCCAATCCTGAAAGAGCATCATGGCAAACGACCTTCTCAATTCCACTGAGGTGACCCGCGCGGCCCTCGCTATCCTCCATCAAAAGCTGAATTTCGTTGGCAACGTGCATCGTGACTACGATGACCGTTTCGCAAAGAGCGGCGCCAAGATCGGCGACACGCTGACCATCCGCTTGCCGAACGAGTACACCGTTCGCAGCGGGGCCACGCTGTCGGCGCAGGACACTACCAACACCAGCACGGTCTTGGCAGTGACGAATCAGAAGGGTGTTGACGTCAATTTCACTTCAGCTGAATTGACGATGAAAATCGACGCTTTCAGCAAGAACATCCTTGAGCCGGCCATGTCGGTGCTGGCTGCGAACATCGAAGCCGACGCGCTGAGCATGTACAAGGACGTTTACAACTTGGTTGATGGTGACGCTGCCGCGTTCACCTTCGGCTCTGTCGTTGACGCCAAGACCATGCTCACGAACATGCTGGCGCCGACCAACGACCGCAGCATGGTGATGAACACCACGCACGCCAACAAGTTGATCCGTGACCGCAAGGACGCTTTCAACCCATCGGCGGATGTGTCGCGTATGTTCCGCGAAGGCATCGTTGACCGTTCGGCTGGTTTCGACCTGTACGAAAACACGCTGATGCTGCCGCACACCACCGGCACCGCTGCCAAGACCACCGGCTACCTGACCAATGCGGGCACCGCCCAAACTGGCAGCACGCTGGTTGTTGACACCGGCACAACCACCTTCCTGGTGGGCGATGTCATCACCATTGCTGACGTGTTCCGGGTTCACCCCGAAACCAAGACCAGCACGGGCGTTTTGCAGCAGTTTGTCATCACGGCCAACAGCGGCACCAGCGCGACCAGCCTGGCGATCAGCCCGGCAATCGTGGCCTCTGGTGCTCGCCAGAACGTCACCAACGGTGCAGCCGACAACAAAGCCATCGTGAAGGTTGGGGCTGGTGCGAACGAAACGCTTGTGCAGTCGCTGTCCTTCCAAAAGGGCGCGTTTTGCTTTGCTACTGCTGACCTCGTGCTGCCAGAAGGGGTGGACTTTGCCGCCCGCCAGGTGATGGACGGCATCAGCATGCGGATCGTGCGCCAGTACGACATTGTTAACGACAAGTTCCCTTGCCGTATCGATGTGCTGTATGGCTACAAGACGCTGCGCGCCCAACTGGCAACCCGCGTCCACAACGACGCATAACCCGCACTAGCGGCAAAGGCTCCCTTCGGGGGGCCTTTTTTCTGCGCCTGTCCTGACGCAGTGAAAAGGCTATGACCACAGCACTCACCCTAATCACCGACGCGATGAGCCAAGCCGGGCTAACCGAGGCCGGGCAATCGCTGCCGGCTGAAGAGTCGGCGTATGGGCTCCGTGTGCTCAATCGCATGATGGGCAAGTGGTCGCAAATGCGGCTGCTGTTCCCTGTTCTTGCGGAATACAGCGTGCCCCTCACGGGCGCGGCTTCGTACACCATCGGGCCGACTGGCGGCGTTGTCGGTGCTCGGCCTTTGAAGGTCAACCACGCGACCGCCATCGATGCCAACGGGCTGGAATACGAAGTGCGTGTGCGCAATCGTGAGCAGTGGGACGCGATAGCCGACAAGTCTCTGACTGGTGGTCGGCCGGTCGAGATTTGGTACGCGGCAGAGAACACCGATGGCCGGGTGTACGTGTACCCCAAGGCCAGCGGCTACACGCTGAAGCTCGATGCTCAAGCGCTGCTTACGTCCTTCCCTTCGCTGGCGACCGATCTGGAGCTTCCAGAGGGCTACGAAGCGGCCATTGTTCCCTGCCTTGCTGACGAACTGTGCAGCAGCTACGGGGTGCAGACGCCTGCCGATGTGCTTCGCCGCGCTGCTGGTGGCGTCAGGGCCATCAAGCGAATCAACCACGAGCCGCTGACCGTCACGCATGAACTTGCGGACGGCACGACTTTCATGATCGAACGAGGTTACTAAATGGCAACTCTTGCAGCCGGTTCTACCGTTTCCGTCTACTGTCCTTTGACCGGAACCATGACGGTGACGCCCGGCACCAGTGGCCGCG